GATGAAAAGAGAAAAGGAATACAACGTATCTGCAATGATTTAGAACAGGTAAGGATAACTTTATCTGAATTAGAAACAGAGAATAGACAGTTAATGCAGGAGAACACGGAACTTTTAAGAATCAATTTAGAATTGAATAGTAAGTTAGCAATAGATAAAATATATGAATTATGATAAGAAGCAAGAAATGTAAGAACTGTCAAGATAAGTTCCATCCATATACATCATTTCAAAAGTATTGTACCAAAGAAGAATGTTTATCTGTGTTTTGGAAGGAAAACAAAGCAAAAGAAGAAAAGAAGCGACAGAAGCAACGAAAAGAGGAATTAATGACCTTACAGGACTATTTAAAGATAGCACAACAAGTATTTAATAAATATATTCGTGAACGTGATAAACATCAACTTTGCATCAGTTGTAATAAGCCTTTAGGAAGCAAATATGATGCTGGACATTTTTTCAACGCAAATAATCATTGGGCAGTTAGATTTGATGAAAGGAATGTTCACGCACAATGTGTTTATTGTAATCAACATTTACACGGGAATTTATTAGAATACAGAAAACAATTAAGATATTATAAAGGCATTAAATGGTTATCAGAACTTGAAATAGATGCTAAAAAAACACGGAAATTTACCAAAGAAGAATTAAAAAATATTATCGAAATCTATAAGGATAAAATAAAAGAATTATATTAGCAAAAAACAAAACTATGAAAACACGAATAGAAATAGAACAAGAAATAGACTTCCTACAAGGTAAGATATATTACTGCAAGGTCAACGACTTATTGTACGATATGCAGAAGTACGAAGCAGAATTAGAAATATTAGAAGAACAATTAGAAAAACAAGTTAAAAAGAAATAGTATGGAGTTTTATAAAGTATTAATAATAATAGCACCATTATGGAGTATAGCCTTTTCATTAAGGGAAATTTTACAAGAACTTAAAAAGAAGTAGTATGGAAGTTTATGGCTCTTTAAGAATAAAAAATCCTATTACAATAGCTAAATGGAAGAGCAATGGTGAGTGGCAAAAATTATTAGACAAAGGCTATATCTATGCAGAAGGATGTGGTAGATTTAGAATTAAAGTGTGTGAATGTTGTAAATGTAAAAAGAAATAGTATGAAAGCAATATTAGTATTTTTTGCAGTGTTTTTATTTATAAACCTGCTATCCATCTATGTTATGGGTGGATTCTATTGTCAGACAATAAGTTCAAAAGTAATGACTGAGTTTTTTGCATTATCTTCAGGAATATTTTGTGCAGTAGTTTATCAATATGAAAATAAAGGTTAATATGAAAGCAACATTAGAATTTAATATCCCTGAAGATAACGAAGAATTTAATCGAGCAGTAAAAGCAGCAGATTATTACGTTTGTATATTTGATTTATTTCAATATTTAAAACGAGAAATGAAATATAATGAACAACTATCTGATATTGAAAGAAGTACTTTTGAAAGAATCAGAGAAGAATTTAACGAAATACTAACAGAAAACGGAATAGAAATATGAAAACAGCAGTAGAATGGTTGGAAGATAATTTATTATCTGAACCTTGGGCAGAAGAGCACTTTAAACATAATTCAGAATGTTGGGATAAAGCCAAAGAAATGGAGAAGGAGCAGATGAAAGATTCATATAAACAAGGGTTTGCTTATCGAGATACTTGGAATTGGGAACTTGACGTAGATTGGGATGAAGACTCAACACAAGAAAACAATCAAGAATTTGAACAATACTACAACGAAACATTTAAATCAAATGAACAAGAATAGACGAAGAAAACACGAAAAGCATCCGTTTCTAAAACGAACTTGGCAAAGAGCAACTAACTATGTATTAAGTTGGGTGTATCAAGATACTGCATTTGAACGATTAAATCCTGAAGAATAATGAAAAAAAATGTGTTTTAAATATGATTAATTACGACAAATACGCTATTATGCGTATGGATTTGGAGAAAGTAGAAGATACTAAATTTAAAAACAATCATCCTAATGGATTTAATAAAGGATTTAAAGCCAAAAATACTTTTATAAATTTAGAACTATCTAAAAAGTTTAACTGTTTGTTTGTAAATTATGGCGATGGTAAATGGTTTCATACCTCAGAAATACAGAAACAGGAGGAGTATGAAGGATATGATTTAATCTACACGCTTAATTCTGTGTATAAAGTAACACCAATATTTTCAGCAATAACTGGAGTGCAGGAAAAATATTCAATTTAAAAGATATGGAAAGTAAGAGATGTTTTGAATGCAAGAAGATTAAAAAGTTAGATAATTTCTCTATCAATCCACGAAAGTATCAGTTAAAAGCAGATAAAGGCAGGTGTATAGTGTGCCATACTTGTACAAAAGAAAGAGCATTAAGAGATATGAAATTGATTATTTTAAATTTTGAAACGCAAAAGTTTGAAACATTATACTTTAAATCAAAGAACCAAGTGCATAAACACATAAGAGAACTTAAACAACAAGCAAAACTTTAAATTTATAACTATGAAAAAACTACTATTGTTAATAACTGATTTTGCAATATCTTCTGTTTTGATACTGATATATAGAAAAATAAGTTAAATTTTGCATTATTGAGTGCAGATTGGTTAACATACATTGCTAAATACCACAACGAATACTTAAAGATAGTACGAAGTTGGGGAGAGAGTGACTATGCAGAAGACATAGTTCAAGAGATGTATCTACGAATCAACAGATATACTTCCGAAGATAAGATAGTCAATAATGGAGAAGTGAATAAGGCTTACGTTTGGTTTGTGCTTCGCAACATTTACAATGACCTAAAGAAACACGGAAATAGAATTGACATCGCAAGACTATCTGATAAGTTTGATGTAGAAGATGAAGAATTAGACGAAGCAAAACACGGATTTGAAATATTTAGTCAACGATTAAACGATGAGATAGATTCGTGGCACTGGTATGATGCAATGCTATTCAAAGTATATAAGGATTCAGATATAACAATGAGAGAACTTGCAGATAAGACTAAGATAAGTTTATCATCCATATACAACACACTAAAGAACTGCAAAGAAAGAGTACAAGAGAATTGCAGTGAACACTACGAAGATTTTATCAATGAAGATTACGAGAGAATTTAAATTTCGCATTGGTCAAATAGTCTATCTAAAAACAGACTTTGAACAGTTAGAAAGAATTGTTATCGGATATATGATACTTTACGGATTCCATCAGTATATCTTAATGCAAGGATTAGATCAAAGTAATCATTTTGATTTTGAGATAGCAGAACATAAAAACATTTTATTTACATTAAACTGATGAAAGTATTAAACATAGAGGAATATTATGAGCAAGGAGAATTGACAACTATCTTCACAGTACTTCATAAAGGAAAGACTGAATACATAAGGATACAAAAACACGAAGCAAAAAACATAAAGAACGAAAAAGAGTTAATTAAATATATAAGCAATGAAACAAGTAGATAAGTTTCTTAAAGAGCAGTTAGAAGACATAACTGCCAAGATTGAAGTAATAGGAAAACAGGATAGATTCAACACAGTGGACTATCATTTCCTTATAGGATTATTAATGAGTATTAACTATTTATTAGAGCAAAATGGCAAGGGGAAGAAAACCAAGTAAAGGACTCGGAGATACAGTAGAGAAAGTGTTAGAAGCAACAGGTATCGCACAGGCAGTAAAATTTATAGCAGGTGATGATTGTGGATGCGAGGAACGTAAACAGAAACTTAATGAGTGGTTTCCTTATAAGAAGCCACAATGCTTGAATGAGGATGAGTATAATTACTTACATACGTATTTTGCAGAAACACGGAACGAAATAAACGTAAGTACACAACAGATGCTCTTGAAGATATATAACAGAGTATTCAATACGAATAAAAGACCTACATCTTGTTCAAGTTGTTTTCGTGAAGTACATTCAGAGTTAGCAAAAGTATACAACACATACAAAGAAGAAAATAATGGCTAAAGTAGGAAGACCACGCAATCTCGAATCACCTGAACAACTATACGAACTATTCAAAAAGTATAGAGAGGATGTAAAAAGCAATCCAAGAATTAAAAGTGTATTCGGAGGTAAAGAGTTTGAAGAACGAGCAGAGCCTTTAGAAAGACCTTTAACAATGGAAGGATTTAGAGTTTATTGCTTCGATAAAGTAGGATGTGTGAAGCAGTACTTTGATAATCCTGATAAAAGATTTAATGAATTTGTGACTATCTGTACGCATATAAAGGAAATTGTGCGTCAAGACCAAATAGAAGGTGGTATGGTAGGACAGTATAATCCGAGCATCACACAACGTTTAAATGGCTTAAAAGAGCAAGTAGAGCAAACAAATATCGAGCAACCACTATTTAGTTTAGATGATAATAACATCAGCAATACGCAAGATAAATAGTTTAAACAAACGCATCAAGATAGTACAGGGAGGAACAAGTGCCGGTAAAACGTACGGAATACTCCCTATTCTAATTACAAAGGCTGCAACGTATGCAAACACGGAGATTAGTATCGTAGCAGAAAGCATCCCACATTTACGTAGAGGTGCGATGAAAGACTGCATCAAGATAATGCAACAGACGGGAAGGTACTTTGATGAACGATTTAATAGAAGTCTTCTAAGGTACGAGTTTTGGAATGGCAGTTACATAGAGTTTTTCTCTGCTGATGATAGTTCTAAACTTCGTGGTGCAAGAAGGGATATACTTTACATAAACGAGTGTAACAATGTAACGTTTGAAAGTTACAATGAGTTAGCCATCCGTACAAAGAAAGAGATTTATTTAGACTTCAATCCTGCGAATGAGTTTTGGGTGCATAATGAGTTAAAAGATACGGAAGATACAGACTTTCTTATCTTGACTTATTTAGATAATGAAGCCTTAGATGAAAGCATCGTTAAGGAGATTGAGAAAAACAGGGAGAAAGCAAAGACATCTTCATATTGGGAGAATTGGTGGAATGTATACGGATTAGGTCAAATAGGAAGTCTTCAAGGTGTAGTGTTTAATAATTGGAAAACAATTGACACAATACCAAGTGAAGCAAAGTTATTAGGCATCGGTGTCGATTTTGGTTACACGAATGACCCTACAACGATAATTGAAGTGTACAACTACAATGGGCAAAGGATAGTTAATGAATTAGTTTATCAACAAGGCTTAGTGAATAGCGACATTGCTAAACACCTTCCTAATAATGTTCCTATTTATGCTGATAGTTCAGAGCCTAAATCAATCGAAGAAATACGAAGATTTGGTAAGTTAATATCAGGAGTTACGAAAGGACAGGATAGTATCAACTTCGGTATTCAAATTATGCAATCACAGAATTATTTAGTAACTTCAAACAGTACTAATTTGATTAAGGAGTTACGAAGTTACTGCTGGGCAACTGACAAAACAGGAATCAAACTAAACAAACCTATTGATAATTTCAATCACGCTATTGATGCTTTAAGGTATCATGAAATGGAAACTTTAGGACTAAAGAATAATAGAGAAAAGTATCATATATGGTAGAGCATATAAGCATAGAGCATTATAGTGCAGTTATTCAAGATTACATATTTGATACTACGGGTAAGCGAGTGAAGATAGTATTTGATAATCCATTTGTAATGCACCGGCATTTTCAACTATTATGCAAGGCATTTGATTACATACAACAGAAACACGGAAATTAAGTTATATAAATATATGAACGTAGATATACAGATACCAACTTCATTAGATGAGATTACACTTGGTCAGTATCAGGAATACTTAAAAGTTGTTGACCAAAATAAGGATGAGGAATTTATCGCACAAAAGATGATTTCTATATTCTGCAATATCAAGATGAGTTACGTTCAAATGATTAAATACTCAGATGCTGTTGCTATAATAGAATCACTTACTAAGATGTTTGAGAATAAGCCTAAGTTAGTGCAGAGATTCAAATTGTCTGATATGGAGTTTGGATTCATTCCTAATTTGGAAGATATGAGTTTCGGCGAGTACATAGACCTTGAAACAACTATCGGAAATTGGGGAACGATGAATAAGGCAATGGCT